TGGATCTTCAGTAAAGAACTGAAGTAAATTCGCGGCGGTTTCGGAGCGATGGGACTTCTTGATCTTCGCCTTTGGCTGGATCATTTGGTACTCGTAGTGCTGTAGACGCTCATTCCATCTCTTCCTGAGATGGTCTAGGCGCCACCCGCAAAACGATACATCGCCCCACACACCTGAGTCAGCATATACAATTGGTATTGATCCCAATTGTACGGTACTTCTCAGTGCTTCGGCAGTGTGCCACAGGCCCTTCGTAAAGAGCAGGTTGCACGTGTCTAACACCGAGATAGCCGACGCAGGCTCGGATGTACGGTAGAAGGCCTTAACTTTTACAGGTGTTACGTCGTAACCCTTGTATCCGTCGACTCCACACGACTCCCGGAAATTATTCCCGGAAAACGTCTTGGATTCGTTGACCTTCAAACCGACTAGCTCGAAAATTCGAGCCAGACCCTCTAACCAGTGTACGGGAACAATGATATCGTCCCCGTACACGCGAACTCGTTCCGCTAGCTCCGACAGTTGAGTTTCTGTCGGTGCCGCATTGTACGTGTGGTAGGTAAAGTAGCGCTCGGCTATCCAGCCGGCCGCTAATGCCATACACACGAACGTGATGCTTTGAAGCGGAAACGTTAAGGCGCTGCCCATCGTGGCGAACTTGCGTAGTTCGATCACAGTTGGGTGCTTCTTATCGACATCGTTATGAAGATAACGAGTCCTGCAGGCAATCACCGCATTCAGGACGGAAACATTCCGTCTAAAGATGCGTTGAATTGTCCAGCAGGAAAGTCTGTCGGAAGCATCACTGAGATCTAGCGTAGCATTTACGCCATCCAGGGAAGCATCGAGTGCCATCTGTCCGCTTATATCCTGCCGTTCGAAATCTATCGAACGGGAGAGGATCGGATCTTTATGATGGCGATCGGCTTTGATACGCTCGATAAAGAAGTCGAGCATACATTGCTGCGCCCATTGATTGCAAGTCGGTTCCGCGGCGATAAGCCGTGG